CAAATAGTGCCATCACGCGTGCGGGAACGCAATAGGCCCTCAAGCGGCCTCCTTCATCTCGTAGATTGCGGCAGCAACCGGCGACAGAGCGCGCTTGTCGATGTCCTCGCAAACCTCGAAGCAGATCTGCACGAACGGCTCCCAGTCGCGGGCCCAGGCGCAGGACGGCAGAGTCACGCCGTACACGTCGTCAATCCAGCGCTTGAACCACTCCGGGCTGGCGAACGGGTCTTGTGCCGAAGACTGGCCGCCTTGGTGCATGCGGCGGTACCGGAACATCACACCCTTGGCCACGTACTCGCAGCGCTCGCGCTTCGCCGCCGTCATCCGAGCGGACCTGGTCATGGCCATACTGAAGATCACCTCCTCGGCCACCTCGCGGTCATCGTCTCGGCAGGCTGGGGCGTACATGAAGTTGCCAAAGGCTCTGAGACTGCCAGGAAGCTTGAAGATTGCCGCCTGCACACCGCCGGCCAAAGCCTGGTGCACAGCATGACTCGCTTTCCGTTGTTTCTCCGTGGTCTGAACCATGGTGCCCAGCAGGCCCAGCTGCTCGATGAATACGCCTTGGCTGTCCCACGGGATGTACAGGCAGTCGTGCCAGGACTGCCGTGCGCTGTTCAGTTGCATGGACCGCCCTCCTCGCGCTTGCGCCGCGCCTTGACCACCATGCCGCGCACGATGCAGTAGCCAGCGATGACGAAGATGCCCAGAGCCAGCAGTTGGGCGCTGTCGATTGTTGTCCAGTTCATGCCGCCTTCTCCTTCAGCTGCTTGATCTTGTCGCGGTAATCGGCCTTCAGGGCCTTGAGCTCGTCGATGGTGTAGCGCTGGGGCTTATGAGGGCCTTCCAGCCACGCAACCTGCTCGGCGCCGATGCGCTGCACGAGGTTGATCCGGTAGTTCACGATGTCGCCCGACTTGTGCTGGTTGCAGGGCACGCACTGCTTGTGACAGTTGAGCGGTTCGAACCGAAGCTCCGGGTTTCCACCAACGGTGCGGTAGTGCCCGGCGTCGTACTTGCCCTGGTGGTGCCGGCCGCAGCTGATGCACGGCTGGGCTTCATCGCGCAGGCGCACCCATTGGTTGAACACAGCCTGGGCTTCACGCACATAGTCGGCCCGACTCTTGAGCTTCTGCTTGCGCACCTGGATCTCGCGGCGCTCACACTGGGCGATCGCCTTCCGAGCCACTGCCTGGTTCTCTGGCTTCTTCGCCAGCTCCAGTGCGCACTGCACGCCGCAGGCTTTCTGTGTCGACAGCGATGGCCGGAACTTCGCACCGCAGGCCTTGCAGGTCTTCTGCTTCACTTCCTTGAGAGCTGTCCTCACGCAGCGGCCTCCCCCAGTAGGTCAGCGAAGTGCACGCCGCGGGCGGCAAACTCCTCGACGATCCGGTCGGTGTACTGACAGCCCTGGACGCGGTCGAACAGGCGGGTCACAGGGAAGCCATCCGGCCCGAACATGGCGCACGGCCCCATCCAGCGCAGCTTGATCTCGTAGGGCAGGTTGAGCAGCGCCATGTTGTAGCCGTCGCGGAACTCCTCGCAGGAGGCGCGCATGATCGGCACCCCGTGGTGAAGCTTGCAGTAGCGGCGCACCTCTTCCACGTCGCCCATCTCGGTGCTCTTGGCGATGCGCTCGTACATCGCGAACCACAGTGCGTTTTGATCCAGTGTGCGGTCCTTGCCCGGGCGCATGCTGACCACGACGAACTTCTTGTCGCGGAACAGCCGGGTCATCATGGTGATGGCCTCGGACAGCTTGGCCTGGCTGTTGACGCTGATCTTCTCGGTCATGCCGCCACCTCCTGCAACTGGCTACCCGCGGCGCGCGCTTGGGTCGTAAACTGGTCGCTCTCCGCCAGCAGCTCCAGCGCCACCTCCTCCACGGTCTTCTCGCCGAGGAATGCGTCCAGGGCATCGGTGTGGCGCTGCAGCCCAGCGTCACCCGCCCGCCAAGAAGCAACGACCGACCACAGCAATGGCTGCAGTTTTTTCTTGTCGATAGTCACACCCCCTCCCCGGCCGGCTGCCCGGCGCGCTTGATGTTCAACTTGGCCAGCAGGTGTGCACGGCACGCGGCGGCGCTCGACGGGATCTGCTGCAGGTCCAGCAGGCGGGCCTGGCGTTGGCTTGCGTACTCGTCGGCCAGCTCGATCAGGCTCTTCTGGCTGTCGTGGCCGATGCCGATGGCGATCTTCCCGTCCAGGGGCTGGCCTTCCTTGGCTCGGCGCAGCACGATGTCGTAGGCCCGGTCGAAGCGCGCCTGCAGGCCTTTGTCGTTCTGCTGTGCGGCGCGCAGGTCGAACAGGCCGGTGGCCACCGCGGCGATCTTCACGCCCTCGTGGCTGTAAACGCCCAGCAGGGCCTCGACCCAGGCGGCAGGCGGCGCCGGCATGCCGAAGTCCTCAGGCGTCGGCTGGCACATCGCAATGAACTCGCCCACGCTCGGCGCGAATGGCTTCTTGAGCCTGCGGCACCTCTCGATGCCGAACTCGATTTGCTCGAGCGTGCGGATGCCCTCGGAGGCGAACTCCTTGATCCACTCCTCCTTGGCAGCGGCCAGGGCCTCGGTGGATGGCCATGCCTGGCGCCAGGCCGGGAAGATGCCGCGCAGGCGGCGGAACAGGTCGTTGACCACCTCGGCAGTCTCCAGGGAAACCACCACCGGCCCTCCGTGCAGTTCTGGCGGACGGTTGGCCATCGCAGCCATCAGTTGGTTTGCTGATTTCATGTGCGCACCATCAGCCCTTCGGCCCAGGATGAGTCGTTGAAGTCGGGTTCGTTGGAGCGGGTACCGCGCTGCTGCGCACCGGGCAACACCTTCTCAGGAAACAGGCCGGTCCAGCCGTTGCTGATGGACTGGTTGATCACGGCGTCGGGCGCGTGGTGGCCGGCCAGAGTCTTGGCCTGCTTCGCGCAGGTGGTGGCGGTCAGCGGCTTGCGGATCTCTTTGCGGTGCTGGCACCAGTCGGCCCAGGTCTGCTCGCTGACGTTGGCCGGCTTGGCAGTCAGCGGATCGAACTTCTGAGCCTTCTTCGGAGCCGCAGGAGCGTCAGCGACTGGCCCCTTCGGTTCTTTGATGGTTCCTTGATGGTTTATTGATGGATTGGGTGCAGCTCCTGCACCCCGTTCTGTCGTGGTTTGCACCCCGTTCTGTCGTGAGCTGCACCCCGTTGTGTCGTCATTTGCACCCCGTTCCGAACCGGGTGCAGCTGGTGCACCCCGTTCTACGCACAGGTCGTAGACGGTCGGGCGGCGGTCGTGACGGTCGATGTACGCGCCGGCAATTGCCTGATTCCCAAGGCGAATTACACCGATCTCGAGCAGGTGGTCGAGCTTGTACTTGACCGTGCGGATGGACAGCCCGGTGTCTTCACTGATGCTGGATGACGAGGGAAAAGCCCCGCGGCCGTTCTTGTCGGCATAGTTGGCCAGGACCAGCAGCACGTAGCGCGCAGTGGCGTCTACAATGTCGCGCTGCTCCAAGGCCCAGGACATCGATTGAACGCTCACGCCGCACCTCGCACAGCCTTGTCGTGGGTGTGCAGGCCGTCCCAGTTCTTCTTCATGGGCAGCTCGCCGGCCAGGTACAGCTCGTACAGCCGCACGGCACCCTTGCGCAGCAGGATCGGGGTGTAGCTGATGAACGCCTCTTTCCCGTGCGGAGTGATCTCCTGCTGATGCTCGGTCATGTACTTGTCGCGGGCGTAATTGCCGACGCGGTAGCGCGTGCCGCTGCTGCCCTCGGTGTAGAGCCAGTTCTTGGTCTTGAGGAAGGCGTTCACCTGCATGACGTTGACCCCATTGAGGCCCTTGCAGAACTGAACCGGGCTCATGCCCTCCTTGAACAGGTTCTCGAGGTGATCGATCTTTTTGGCCTGGGCCTCGACCTGGACGGTGAGCAGGACGCGGGCTTTCTCCGACTCCAGGGCCATCTGGAGGATTTCCAGCTTGCTGAGATCGGCAGGCGCGGCAGGCTCGGCCCTGGCTTCGAGTTCGCGCCAGCGCTTGATGACGGCCATGCGCATAGCGGCGCTGTAGCCGGTGAGCAGGCAGTAGGTGTGCTCGCGGTCCAGGCAGTACTCGCGCCGAGCCCGGTTTTGCGAGTCGAAATAGATCTGTCCAAACTTGGACACATCTTCTTTCAGGTCGCCGAGCATCTTCTCGATGTCGCGCTTGACGTGCTGATGCTGCTTTCCAGTCAGTTCAGCGATTTCGCGCGACGACATCGTGCGCGCCACGAAATCGTGGTTCGCATTTAGTGGCGCGGGCCGGCTCAGGGCCTGTACACTTTGGGTCTGCATAGGTAAGATTCCTCAACAGAGTTGTTCGTTATGCAGAGAGCCGGGCCGCAATCCCGGCTTTTTTTGTCTCTGCGATTTGGCGTCCCTAATGAGGGACTAGCGCCCGGGTCCCTAATTAGGGATTGGACGGTTACCTCGGCGCCGCGAACGGCACCACGTTGTTGCTCTTGGGCTTGCCCCTCATCGAGAGGAAGCGGGTGGCCATGCCGACGATCTGCGATGCAAGTTCGTCGGGGGTAAGGCCGGCCTCCTCCGCCCAGGCTTCCAGCTCCTGGAAGTCGGAACGGCGGAACTGCTCGACCTTCACGTCGTGCTGTACTGCTTCGTTTGCAGGCGACATTCGTCCTCCCCTGGACCTATTCAGGCCCTGGCCTTCTTCTCGTTGATCAGCGGCAAGTGGCCGTGCTCTTTCTTAAACGCCAGCGCGGCCAGGATGATTTCCCGGGCCAGCACGCTGTGCTGCGCCTTGAGCTCCAGGGCGTATCCCTTCAGCTCGTTGAAGTCCTCGTCATCCAAGCGGACCTTGACCTGGTGGTCGTGGCGGTGAGCTTTGTCGTCGTAGGCCATCGGGTGTCCCCTGCGCGCTGGGTAAATCGATCGGGCTTATCAGTTACGCGTCAGGGCCGGTTCAGGCCCTGCGATGGAACGGTGTTACCGGTCCCCGCGGGTTACGGGGTTTGGTTCGGCTGGCCAGTTCTTTCCGGATCAGCTCGGCTGCGAGCGCATCAGGGCTTACACCCCTCCGTTCTGCTTCTCGCTCCAGCTGCTCCATCAGTCCCTGGTCCAGTCCGATTTCTTCAATCGGCATGGGGCCTCCTACGGGCCTTCAGGCCACGTGCTGATCGCCGGTATTCTCCGAAGACAGGGCGGCCAGCTGAGCTTCCAGCAGCTCACGGCAGAGCACAGCGCGCTGAGTGCGATGGAATTTCGCCAGCGCCTGGATCAGTTCGAACGTGTCCTCATCGACCCGGACCTTGATCTCGCGGTCATGCAGGTGCTTGGGATTGGCGTACATGCGGGGATTGCTCCTTGCTATGGAAATTGATTAAGCCGCGCCCTTCAGCGCTTTGCGTGCAAACGGTATGAGGTCTGGGCGAAGACCGGCGATGGTGATTTCGCCGTCGGATGCGTCCTGCAGGCGCTCAGCAAGATCAACAGAGGCCTTCCGATGACCACCTGCGAGCTGCCAGAGATGGCCAACAGTGGTCTTCGCCTCAGCAGCTACGTCCCGCCGGCGATCGTTGGTGGCGGTGGCCAACCATTCACGGAGGTGATCATTCATGTGGGTTCTCCTTACACATATGGCGGAATTTAGCTCATGGCTAATGCTTGAGCAAGGAGAATTTAGCTTTGCGCACATTTAGCACTGAGCTAAACGCTGGCATTCTTCGCACCATGGATATCTACGAAATTCGAAAGCACAACCTGGTCAAGCTAATTGGCAGCCAGAGGAAAGGATCCTGCGCGGAGCGCTGGGGGATGGCGCCTGCGCACCTGAGCCAGATACTTTCGGACAAGACGGCCAAGAACCTGGGCGACGACGTAGCGCGCCGGATTGAGGAAGTGGAGAAATTGCCGCGAGGCTGGTTCGACTCAATTCCTGCAAGCGATGACGCTCTGCCGCACGGCGAGGCCCTGGACAGCAAGCTGTCTGCTGCCGACCTGGTGAAACAGATGCTCGCGAAAAGCGGGAAAGGTATTCCAGAGGAGACGCGGCAGCGGTTGCTAGCTGCCGCCGAGGCGCCAGTAGCTGGTGAGCCTGGCGACGCCAGCCTTGTGAAAGCTGATCTGAATCGGCCAGGACTGGTCGGCGATGAGGTGTGGATCGCTCACTACGATGTCCGCGGCGCCATGGGCGGCGGCGAGGTGACACACGACTTTCCTGAGATGCTCCAGGACGTGCGCGTCAGTCCCAAGCACCTGCGTGAGCTGGGCGTTGAGTTCAAGGAGCACTACCACCTAAAGCTGGTCACTGGCTGGGGCCAGTCGATGGCCCCTACGATCAAGAGTCGCGACCCGCTCATCGTAGATGTGAGCATTCGCGAATTTGTAGGTGACGGAATCTACTACTTCTCCTGGGGCGGCCACGAGTACATCAAGCGCCTGCAGATCGCTGACGAGGATTACTTCGAGATGATCTCAGACAATCCTCAGCACAAGGATCGGATGATCCGCCGGGAAGAGACGTACATCCAAGCCCGGGTGCTGCTGGTCTGGAATGCGCATCTGGTGTAGCAGCAGACTGCTGCCATGCGGGAAACAATTGGACGGTGCAACCATAGATTTTAATTGGGAGGGATGCCATGCGAGGGCTGGGGATAGCGATACTAGTGACAGGGGTGGTGGTCATCCTTGGTGCGCTGGTGATGGATGTGACCGTTTACTCAGGCGCCGGTCGCGTAAACAACTTGGGCTTGATGGCTGATCGACAGAACTACACCATCATCGGCGGCATACTTTTGATTACCGGGCTGTTGTTGACGCTATTCGCCCGGCGACAGGAGCATGCCATGCAGCAACCTGGCCTTGATTCCAGGCCTTGCCCAAGCTGCGCAGAAATCATCAAAACTGCAGCGATCAAATGCAAGCACTGCGGAACTGATGTGCAGGCAGCATCTCCGGCCAGGTTGATAGAGGGATGGGTTGCATCGGTACCCTGCAGAGAGGGCCCAGAACAAATCAGGGCTGTTGAAGCGATTGAAGCCTTGGGCTTTCATGCTGTGCCCATGGAGGGGGCGAATGTTGGAGCTGGGCCATTCTTCACCAAGGATGATGCTAAGCGGGCTGTTCGCCAACTTTCTGATCAATACAAGCTCTTCGCGGATGTGGATTACCGTGATCGGGCAAGCGGAAAATTCCCACCCTTACCTGAATAATGATCCCTGACGAGAGCCCGCCGACTGGCGGGCTTTTTCATGCCCATCAGAAAGGCGCCGCCTCCTTATCGGCCTCCTCCTCCTTGTCGCGCTCAGCGAAATAGTCGTCCCGCTCCTCGTTGGCCTGGAGCTCCCACCGGACAGTCACGCTCCCGTCGTCGTTGAACGTCAGATCCAGCTCCGGCGTTTCAGCGAGCAAGCCCATCACCTCTTCCCATTCAGCTTCGCCGTCCGTGTCCAGGCGATGGATCGTCACCCAGCGCTGCGTCTGCGCGAGCGGGTGGTTGATCATCGACGAGACTCGAAGCCCCAGACGCTCTACTCCGGACATTTCCTGGCGCTGCTGCGGTGCCGATTTCTTGTGCTTGGACATAGCTCCCTCCTCTTAAGCTGTATAT